CCGAACTGCCGCACCGACAACCCCGTAAACGTCGGTATCCACGCCGGCTGGTCAACCCCGATCACCTGTACCCGTCCATGATCCACTACGACCACAGACCCGTGATTACGGGACAACCTTTAGGAAAGGAAAGAGAACCGTGCTGATCGTCTACAGAGGACGGTATGACGCCGTCGAGGTCCCGGACGTGGGGGGTGTCGTCCTCGAACGTGGTGTGCCCAAGGAGATCGCCGACACCCCGAAGTCCCGGCAGTTGCTGGAGCAGCCGGACTTCGAGCAAGTGAAGGAAAGCAAGGCGAAGCCTGAGCGCGTCGCTAAGAAGGAGGACGACCGGTAATGGCTCTGTACTCGGGCCTGTCGGCGCAGATCGGTTTCGCCGAAGAGGCCACCTATGGCGTGTACACCGCGCCCACCCGCTTCTACGAGTTCCTGTCCGAGGAACTGAAAATGGAGATTGAGCGGGTGGAATCCGAGGCGCTGCGCGCCGGAACCCGCACGCTGCGTTCCGACCGTTGGACGCCCGGCAAGAAAAACGTCGAGGGCGACGTCGAGCTTGAGCTGATGACCAAGGGCGCCGGTCTGATGCTCAAGCACATGCTCGGTGGTGTCACCACGAGCCAGCCCGACGCGGCCAACTCCCCGACGGTCTACAAGCACACCTTCGTGCCCGACGAGGTTCCGACCGGCCTGACCTGCCAGGTGGGGCGCACCTCGATCGACGGCGTCACCCGGCCGTTCTCCTACGTCGGCTGCAACATCAACGAGTGGGAGCTGGAGGCCGGTGTTGGCGACCCGGTCAAGCTCACCGTGTCGCTGCTGGGCCGCGACGAGGACACTACGCAGCCGCTGGTGACTGCGAGCTATCCGACCAACAACAAGATCTACACCTTCATCCACGGCAGCCTGACGATCGACGGGACCCCGTTGGACGTCAAGGAATTCTCGCTCTCCGGCGAGAACGGGTTGGATGACGACCGCTACTTCCTGGGCAGCCAGCTGCGCAAGAAGCCGGTGCAGGCCGAGCTGCTGAACTTCGAGGGCGAGGTCACCACCGAGTTCAACAACCTGACCCTCTACAACAAGTTCATCCAGGGCCAGGAGGCCGCGCTCGTGCTCACCTTCGACTCGGGGGTGGTCATCGAGGACGCGCTGACCTTCAAGCTCGTGGTCACCTGCAACGTCCGGTTCGACGGCGAGACGCCGACGGTGGACGGGCCCGAGGTGCTGGAGCAGAACATGGCCTTCAAGTGCATCGACTCCGGTTCCGGCCCGGGCAGCGCGGTGAGGTTCGAGCTGTACACCAGCGAGGCGACCCCGTAGGTGGCGACCCGCAAGCGCCTGGACTGGGACTGGGATTCCCGGTTGGCCCGTGTGGAGGCGGCCGTCGAGCAGGCGTGTGAGGACGCCTTGGAGGCCGCCGCGGACAAAGCGCTGGCCGAGGCTGATGTACCGGTCCGGTCCGGGGCGTTGAAACGCTCCGGCCGGGCTGATGTGGCGTTCCCTGTCGCGGTGGTGCACTTCGGGTCCACCGGCACCGACCCCCGCGGCAGGGGCACCGAGCACTACGCCATCCCGCAGCACCAGCGCTACGACTACCAGCATCCCCGGGGCGGTAGCGCGCGCTTTCTCGAAACGCAGCTGTCGCCGGGCCGACGGTTGTACGAGCTCATGGCCGTCCGCATTCGGCGAGTCATCGAAGGTAGGAAATAGAAGGAGCCCTGATATGCCTACTGCACGTCAAAAGGCCGAGGCGCAGTTCGACGTCGCCGCCTTCCTGGAGTCCAAGGCCCTGAAGGAGTCGATCAACTTCTTCGGCGTCACCGTCCCGGTGCCGACCGACACCCCGCTGGGGGTGACGCTGCAGGCCCGGATGGCGCAGGAGTCCGAAGAGGAAGCCACCCAGCAGAACGTGCTGGAGCTGCTGGCGGGCATCCTCGGCCAGGACATCGCCGACCAGATCGAGGCGGTCAACCCCGGCGTGAAGGCGTGCGGCGTGCTGCTGCTGTGGGCCTACCACAACGCCAGGGGCGAGCGGGTGAGCTTCCCCGAGGCGTTCGAGGAGTACGAAGCCAACGAGGCGGCGGCCCGTGAGGCAGCCGATGAGGGAGAGGGAAAAGCCCCAGGGAACAGGGCGGAGCGGCGCGCCGCGGCCCGTACGACCCAGAGTGGGAAAACATCCGGCGGCACTTCTCGCTGATCCTCGCCGACTTTCGGCGTGAATACGGGCTCACCCCTGACGACATCTGGGACATGCCCACTCGATTGTTCAAGTGGTACCTGAACGGACTCAGCCTCGAGTCCCGGTTCATGAAAGCCATCGGCGACAAGAAGCAGACGCGGGTGGCTACCCGCAGGGCGCGAAAACAGTGAAATAGCGGGGGTTTCGGCTCAATGGCAATGTCGGTCGGAACCCTGCTGGGCCAGCTGCGCTTGGACAACGATCACTACCTGCGCGGGTTGCGGACGATGGAGTCCGCGACCCGCGCTTCTGCGCGTTCATCGGCCGATGAGGTCGAAAAGGCATCGAAGCGCGTGGAGGCCGCGCGCAACAAGGAACTCGACGCAGCCGGGAAGGTGCGGGTCGAGGAATCCAAGCTGGACGAGCTGCGCGGCAAGGCAGGCGTCTCGGCGTCCCGCGTGGCCGCCGCCGAGGAGCGGCTAGCGTCGGCCCGCCGGGCGTACGCCGCGGCCACCCGCGAGTCGGAGCGGGCAACCGCCAGCCACGACGCGGCGATCAAGAAGCTCGGCGCGTCGCTGGAGCAGGCCGCCAGGCCGCGCACCGCCCGCATCGACGTCGACACCAACCAGACCGTGCTGCGCGACATCGCCGCCCGCATCGACCAGGTGTCGCGGGACCGGGCGGCGCACATCGGCGTGCAGCTCAACGGCGAAGCGGTAGCCAACGCGCGCCTTGCTGCCTTGGCCCGCCCCCGCGTGGCCACGATCAACGTCGACGTCGACATGGGCCGAGCGCTGCTGGCGATGGCCGCGCTCGACGCGGTGGTGGATCGCGTGGGACGCAGCGCGCTGCGCGTCGCGGTCGGCGCGAGCACGGCCGCGGTCGCGGTAGCGGCGCTGGGTGCAGCCAGTACCGGGGTGGCGGGGCTGGGCGCGGCATTGGTGGCAGCCTCGGCGGCGGCGCTGATGATCCCCGGCGCGATCGGCGTAGGTGTCGCCGCCGTGGCCACCCTGGTGGTCGGTGTCCGGGGCGTCGGCGCGGCACTGAGCGCGGTTGCATCCGGCGACGCCGCGAAGCTCGACGAGGCGCTGCGCAAGCTGGCCCCGTCGGCGCGCGAATTCGTCCTGGCCGTCGCGGGTGTGCGCGCGGAGTTCGTCGCCCTGCAGCAACACGTCCAGGGCATGCTGTTCCAGAACCTCGCCGCCCCGTTCCGCGAGATGGCCCGCGTCCTGCTGCCGGAACTGCACGCGGGCATGGGGCGCGTCGCCGACCAGATCAACACCCTGATCCGGCGGGTGTTCGAGTTCTACACCCAGGCCCAGACCGTGGCCGACGTCCGCCGGCTGTTCGAGTCGGTCGACCTGATCGTGCGCAACCTCGGCACGCAGGCGATGCCGTGGCTGCTGGCCGCGTTCCGCGACATCGGCGTGGTTGGCTCGCAGGCGCTGGCGGACCTCACCGGCGGGGCCGGGGCGGCGGCGCAGCGGTTCGCCGAGTTCATCGCCCGCGCACGCGAAACCGGGCAGCTGCGCCTCTGGATCGACCAGGCGCTGCAGGTGCTGCGCGACCTGGGAGCGACCCTGGTCAACGTCGGCCGCATCGTCGGTGAGGTGTTCTCCGCGGCCAACCAGCACGGAGTCGGGTTCTTCCAGGTACTGCGCCAGATCACCGACCAGATGCTGGCGTTCCTGCGCAGCGCCGAGGGGCAGGCCGGGCTGCACAATTTCTTCAACACGCTGCGCCTGGTCGTCGACGCCGTGGCCCCCGGACTGTCCGCGCTGGTCCGCATGCTCGGCGAGATCGTGCGCAGCCTCGGCCCCGCGCTGCCGGAGGTCGGCCGCGCCTTCAGCCAGTTGGCGATCGAGCTGGAACCGGTGGTGCGCGGGCTGGCGCACCTGGTGGCCGCCGTCCTGCCTCCGCTGGCCCAGCTGATCGCCGACTTGGCCCCGTTGATCGTCCCGCTGGTCGGCGCCTTCGCCGGGTTCAAGGTGACCCTGTGGGCCACGACGGCCGCGGTGGGTGGTCTGCACGGCGCGCTGAGCTTCTTGGTCGCGCACCCGGTCGTTGCGGCCATCACGGCGATCGGCGCGCTCGCGGGGGCGCTGTTCACGTCGATCATCAAGATCAACGAACAGGCCGCCGCCACTCAGGCCGCCACCGGGCGCATGACCACGTTCGCCGCCGAGATGAACCACAGCCAGATGGCCGCCGACCGTGCCCGCGGTGGCATCGGTCAGCTGGAAGCCGCGCACCTGCGCATGGGCATCCAGGTCGACACCTCGGCGGTCAAGGCCCGCCAACTGGAGGAGCAGCAGCGACGGACCGCCGAGGCGACCCGCGCGCACACCCAGGCGATCATCGACCTGCGCAACGAGATGCTGAACGGTTGGGAGAAGGACCTCAACTACCGGCAGGCGTTGCTGGACGAGGAGCGGGCGCAGCGCGCCGCGGAGGACGCCGCGCGCCAGCACGGCGCGGGCAGCCTGGAAGCCCGGCAGGCCGCGCTGCCGAAGAAGAAGCCCGCTCGCACTTCGCGGTCAAGCACTCGGCGGAGGCGAACACAGCCGCGGTTCGGGAGGGCACGCGCGCCCTGATCGACCTCGCGGTGCAGGCCGGCGACCACCTGCCGCCCAAGCTGGAGGAGATGATCCGTCGCACGGACGCCTCGGCGCTGGCGGCGGCCGGGGCCCGGATCAAGACTGACAAGTTCGGCCACGCGGTGGCGGTTCTGCCCAACGGCAAGGTCGTCAAGATCGACGCCGACATCCACATGGCCGTGGCCAAGATCGGACGTCTGCACCAGCTGCTCATCGACCTGCCCAACGGCAACGTCGAGGCCGCCAAGGCCATGCACCGCATGGACGTCGCCCGCCGCATGGGCAACGCCCACGGCGCGATCGTCCAGTACGCCTCGGGCGGCATGTGGCGCGACCAGGCGCGGGCGCAGGGCCTGACGCCGATGTCGTCGAAGGTGGCCACCACCGTGCCGCCGAACACCTGGCGTGTGGTCGGTGACCGGGCCCGCGACGATGAGGCGTTCATCCCGATCAACAACGATCCCCGATCGCGGGCGATCCTCGCGGAAACCGCGGCACGGATGGGTTTCGGGCTGACGCGCCTGGCCGAGGGTGCGGTGCTGGGAGCGGCCTCGGCCGCCTCGTCGGCGGGCGGCGCCGCCCCGGCGACTGGGGCCCCAGCCGCCGGTGGTTCTTCCGGGATGCTCCCGCTGGACGCCGCAGCGATCGCGGCGATCACCGCGGCCGTGCAGGCGCTCAACGTCGCGCTGCAGGCCCTCGACAAGACGCTCGTCACGGTCAACACCCAGGTCGCCGCGGCGAACACGACACTGGCCGGGTTGTCGCTGGCGCTGGCCAACCACGGCGCGGCGCTGCCGCCGCTGACCCTGGCGTACCAGCAGTTCGGTCAGCAGGTCGCCGCAGCGTGGATGCTGATCAGCACCCAGACCGCCATGTCGGTCGCCACGATCACCGGTGTGCACTTCGCCGGCCTGCGGTTGGGGCTGACCGACTTGGGCATGGCGTTCGGGGCCTGGGCGCTGGCCGCGACGGAGGCGTTTACACGCACCACTGGGCACATTGGAGTGTCGACGGCGACGGTGAACGGCATCCACTTCGTGACCCTGAAGACCGGGCTGGTGGACCTGGCACTGTCGTTCGACCTCACCGCACAGTCGATCATCGGCGCCTGGGACCGGACGACCCTGCACATCGGCTCATCCGCGCTGATCATCACCGCCACGCACTACGGGACGCTGAAGAGCGGCAACGCCGACCTCGACGCCAACACCAACCTGCTTTCGCAGTCGGTGAACAACGCCTGGACCAACACCACCACGCACATCGGGGTGAAGGTCGGCGAGATCCGCGGCATCTACGACCAGCTCAACTCCGCGACGGCCGGGGTGGGCGACATGTTCGCCCGCACGGCCGAGGGCATCCGCGTCAACTGGGACCGCATCCGGGGCTACGCGGCCGAACCCATCCGTTGGGTGATGGACAGCGTGTGGAACAAGGGCCTGGTGCCGATCTGGAATGACGCCGCCAAGGTCTTCGGACAGCCCGAGCTACAGCCCAAGCCCATTCCGTTCGCCACCGGTGGCCCGGTGCCGGGAGTGGGTAACCGGGACACGGTGCCCGCCAAGCTGATGCCCGGCGAGTACGTGTTGAGCAAGAAGGCCGTGGCCAACATGGGCGGGCTGGACGCGGTCGGCGCCGCACACCAGGCCGCCCGTGGTGGGCAGAAGACCCCCGCGCCGCGTCCGATCGGCGGGGAGTCGGACCACCCGGTGTGGGGCTTCGCCGGCGGTGGCCACACCTGGCAGGCGATGTCGAACATCGCGCGTCAGATGGGGCTGAGGGTGACCTCGGCGTACCTGGACCGCATCGGGGCGCCGGGGTACCACGGCAAGGGCCAGGCCATCGACGTCCAACCGGCTGGGGCCGGAACGGCACAGCGCATCTTCGAGCGGTTCCCGCACGCGACCCAGATCATCTCGGCGCAGTGGCGCGGTGGTACGGGTGTCCTCAATGGACGGCCGCACTTCTACGCTGCCGACAACCCCGACCACTGGGACCACGTGCACTGGGCGATGACGCCGGAGGCGATGGCCGGCATTGCCGACCCGGGTGGGGGCGGCATGTTCGACTTCGGGCCGCACCCCGCGGCGGTGGAGGCGATCCGCAAGCTCAACGAGCTGAAGGCCAAGGTCGACCCCGGCGTGAACGGGGCGTGGTGGTCGCCGAACAAGGGCAACTTGTGGCCGGACCTGGTGCGTCGCTGGGCGCACAAGATGATCGACAGTGCGATCGGCAAGCTCAACCAGGTCGGCATGATGGCCGGGCCGATCAACGGTGGCGCGGCTCCGCCCGGCGTCATCAACGGCTGGATCATGGAGGCCCTGCGGATTCTGGGCTGGCCCGCCAACTACGCGCTCGGCCTGTTCCAGCAGATCATGTCCGAGTCCGGTGGCCGCAACATCATGCAGGGCATCCGTGACGTCAACTCCGGCGGCAATGAAGCCCGCGGCGTCATGCAGGTCACCCCGCGGACCTTCGCCGGCTACCACCTGCCGGGCTACGGCGACATCTGGAACCCGGTGCACAACATCATCGCCGGTGCCCGGTGGGCACGACACGCGCACGGCGCGGGGTGGTTTGAGCCGGGGCCACACCACAACCACGGCTACGACGAGGGCGGGTGGCTGGACCCGGGCACCACGGCCGCGGTGAACAAGACCGGCAAGCCCGAGGCGGTGCTGACCGCTGAGCAGTGGCGCGCGGTCAAGAGCGGCGGTCTCGGTTCGAAGACCGTGAACTACCACCTCACCGTGTACAGCGCCGGAAACGACGAGATCGACCTGCGGGAGCAGTTCCGGCGCATGGAAATCCTGGGCGGTATCTGATGGCGATCCAGTTCCGCTCGGCCGCCTCTGTGCAGGCCGAGCTGACCCCGACGGTCACGGTCGCGAAACCGGTCGGGGCGCAGGTCGGCGACGTCCTGGTGGCGGTGCACTTCGCCACCGGCGACCCGAGCGACATGCAGGCTCCGGCCGGCTGGCTGCAGGCCGGGGCCGACGGAGCGCAGTCCGGGGTGTCCAACGGCAAGGTCTGGTACCGCATCGTCGACGGCACCGACGGTGCGAACTACACCTTCACGATGACCGGCAATGCGTCGTGCACGCTGTTCGTGCAGGCGTTCTCCGGGGTGGATCACGCGGTGCCGGTGCCGACGGTGGTGTGGGGCGGGGCGGGGGCGACCACCACCCTGCACGTCGCGCCGTCGGTGCAGCCGAGCCTGCTCAACTCGATGCTGATCTGCTCGTGGGGGGCGACCGCCAGCGGCGGGGGCCGCGTGTACACACCCCCAGCGGGGATGACCGAGGACGGCGACGTGGCCTCGGGCTGGTCGTTCGGGTCAGTCGCACACGAGCAGGTCACCGCCACCTCGCCGACGGGCACCCGGACCGCGACGTGCGGGGTGGCCACGATCGGCTACCTGGCGGTGTCGCTGGCACTGAGCCCGGCGGTCTCGTCGTCGACGTCGAGTGAGGGTGAGGTCGTCTGGTGGATCGACCCCGAAGGTACCTCGACGGTGCTCGGGGTCTCCTGGGGCGTGTCGGGCCGGTTCGCGCCGCCACCGAAGTACGACGAGGAAGTGGTGCCCGGCGAACCGGGCGCGCGGGTGCGGTCGGTGCGGCACGACGTCCGCGAGTTCACCCTGCCGCTGTGGCTGGGCACCTACAGCTCGGAAGCCGAACTGCGCCGCGAGATGCGCCGCATCATCGCCCTGATGGACCCGGTGCGCGGCGAAGGCAAGATCCGAGTGCAGTCGCCGGCGGGGGATCAGCGGGAGATCCGCTGCCGGTATGCCGCCGGGCTGGAGATGAACGAGTCGCTGGGCGACAACACCGGGTTGCGGGCGCAGAAGGCCGCGGTGGTGTTCCGCGCCCACGACCCGTACTGGATGGACGTCAACGACACCATCGTCACCCTCACCGTCGGAGAGACCCCGAAGTTCTTTCCGATCTTCCCGATGCGCCTGACCAGCTCGGAGATCTTCACCGAGTCCTCGATCGACAATCCCGGGGACGTCGAGGCGTGGCCGGTGTGGACCCTGCAGGGCCCGGGCTCGACGATCGTGCTGCGCAACCTCACCACCGGCAAGAAGCTGGAGCTGTCCGCCAGCGGCGGGCTCACGCTCACCGGACGCGAGTCCCTGATCATCGACACCCGGCCCGGAAAGAAGACCCTCGTCCGCAGCGACGGCACCAACCTGTGGCCGTACGTCTCCAACGACTCGTCGCTGTGGCCGCTGCGGCCGGGCGGCAACCTCGTGCGCCTGGAGATGTCGGGCTCCAACACAGATTCGTACCTGCGCGCCGCGATCCGGCCCCGGTACCTGACGGCGTAAGGGGAGCGGCATGGGGCCGGACTGGTCGATCTACGTGCGAGACCGGGCACTGCGGCGCGTGGCGCAGGTCAGCGACTTCCGGTCGTTCGAAGCGATCGTGAAGTTCAACGACGTCGGCAAATGGACCTTGGAGATCGACGAGCGGGCACCGGAGGCGGTCCCGTTGACCACACCGGGATTCGGCATCCAGGTCGTCTCCAACATCACCGGCAACACCCTGCTGACCGGATTCGTCGATGGCCGGGAGTTCACCCACGACGCGGGCAAGAAGACCATCCTGCTCGGCGGTGTCGACGACAATGTGATCCTGTCGTGGCGGCTGGGGCACCCCTGCCCGTACGAGAGCCTACCGCCCTACACCACGGCCGAGCACCACGTGGTCACCGGCACGTGCTCGACGGTGCTGCGCACCTACGTCGACGCCAACCTCGGCCCAGGCGCAAACACCGAGCGGCGCATGGACAAGGTGGTGCTGCAGGCGGCCGACCCACTGATCGGCAAGGACGTCACCGGCAAGCTGCGCTACCAGAACCTGTTGACCGCGCTGCAAGAGCTGGCGGTCTCCGGCGGCGGGCTCGGTTTCCGGTGCGTGCAGGTCAACGACCAGATCGAGTTCCAGGTCTACGAGCCGGCCGACCGCACCGCCACGGTGAAGTTCTCGGAGGAGCTGGGCAACCTGGTGGGCTACCAGTTCCGGTCGGTGGCGCCGGAAACCACCTACGTCTACGCCGGAGGACAGGGCGAGGGCACCGCCCGCAAGATCAAGGAGGGGCAGAACTCCGGCGAGCGCATCACCTGGGGCCGCCGTGAGGAGTTCGTCGACCGCCGCGACACCAGCGACGACAAGGAACTCGACCAGAAAATCACCGAAACCCTTGAGGACAAGGGTGAATCCGGCGAGCTATCCATCACCCCGATCGACACCGAGGGCTGCGCCTTCGACGTGCACTACAAGCTCGGCGACAAGGTCACCGCGATCCTGTCCAGCCCCGGTCCCACCGACGCGCTGCTGCCCCAGCAGCAGGCCGACTCGCTGTACCTGGGCCGTAAGTTCGAGGGCGGGCACATCCAGGAAGTCGTCCGCGAGGTCAAGGTGTCGATGACCGCGGACAAGCAGCGCATCGAGCCGAAGATCGGCACCCCGAACAAGCAAGACATCTTCCGACTGTTCCGCGAGTTCCGCCGCCTGGCGGCGCGGGTGAACAACCTGGAGCGACGCTGATGGCCGTTTCCCTGGACGACTTCGCCCCCTTCGATGCCGGGTCCGGTGCCGACGTGGCCGAGGTCGAGTGGCGCAAGATGATGGGCCACACGCGCGACGAGGCGTGATCGCCCGCCGCACCGCACCCGTCGACGGCGAGAGCCCCAACGAGCTGGAGATCTACGCCGACGCCACCGGCATGCAGGTCAAGGCCCGCCCCGGCGAGGTGTGGATTCAAGGGCACTGGGGTGAATGCGTCTTCGAAAAGACCCTGGCCATCACCGCGGCCCACTCCACCAACCCGCGCATCGACCGCGTGGTGGCCCGCGCCGACTTCATCAACAACCGGGTCGAGCTGGACGTGCTCACCGGCACGGCCAGCAGCAACCCGTCTCCGCCGTCGCTGGCGCAGAACTCCTCGATCTGGGAGATCCCGATGGCCCAGGTGCGGGTCAATGCCGGGGTCACCACGATCACCGCCGACAAGGTCACCGACGAGCGCCGCCGCCGTGGCGTGGGCGTGTTCAACCACTACGACCCGCCGCTGTACTACGAGGGCAACACCTTCGGCTCGCTCAACGAGAACCCGGTCAACCTCGGCACCGGCGGCGCGAAATACTGCCGCTGGTTCATCGTCGGCAAGATCCTGCAGGTTCGCTACGACTTCCGCTGGGGCCCAACCGAATCCGAGTGGTTCGGCGGCACCGGTCGGATCTTCACCAAGCTGCCCGCCGGCCTGAAGGCCGCGCCCACCGGCGACCACCGGCTGCCCGCACACCTGTGGACCCACTCGCGCGACCCGAAGGGCTCGGCCAACCCCTTCGTCGACCGGGACTGGCTGGGCACCGCGCTGGTGCCGTGGGCCAGCGAGCGGGTGTTCCCCTTCTTCCCGATCTCGGAATCCAACTGCCGCATCACCTGGATGCGCATCGACCACGAGCTCTCCAGCTCACCCGCCGTGCCCGACGTCGGTGGGCTCGACGCGTTCCCCGAAGGCGGCTCTCTGGTCATCTCCGGCACCTTGGAGGTGCAGTGATGGCCACCACGCTCGACGTGTACGCCCCGTTCGACAGCGGCCCGGGCGCGAACGTCATGGAGTCCACCTGGCGCGGCTTCGCCAAGTACATGCTCGAAACCGGCATCATCCGCAACGGCGACGACCACTTCCGCGTCTACGCCGACAGCACCGGCATGCAGGTCAAGGTCGGCACCGGCCACTGCTGGATTCAAGGCCACTGGGGTGAAAACGCCGCCGAGAAGGTCCTGCCGATCGCTGCCGCCGATCCGACCAACCCGCGCGACGACCTGGTGGTGCTGCGCGCGGACTTCGTCAACAACCACATCGTGCTCGACACCAAGCCGGGCACCCCGGCGGCGAGCCCGACCGAGCCGAGCTTGACCCAGTCCTCGTCGATGTGGGAGATCCGGCTAGCCCGGGTCCGGGTGGCGACGAACGCCGTGACCATCGCCGCTGGCGACGTCACTGATCGTCGGGAGCGTTACACCTCCAACGACTACGGACCGGGCGCGCTGATCGCCGAGACCCGGCTGACGGCCTCGACCACATCGATCGTGTTCGACCAGATCCCGCAGACCTTCCGGCACCTCTACATCGTGGCGTCGGTGCTGTCGTCCAACACCACCGCGAACCAGCCGATCTACTGCCGATTCAACGACATCGCCACGAACTCCTACGACCTGCAGTGGATGCACTCCAGCGGCACCACCTACGCCAGCGGCCGAGTCGCCCCGGCCAGCCGGGTGGAGATCGGCCACGCCAGCCGCAACGACAACGGCGAGGACACCAACCTCAGCTCCAGCGAGTTCCTGGTGGCCAACTACAGCAAGACCCAGCGGCACAACACGCTGGCGCGATCGAGCTTCACCAACGGTGGCGCGTCGCTGACCTTGTGGCAGTCGGCGGGCTGGCTGTGGGGTTCCAGCAACCCGATCACCAAGATCACGCTCACGCTCGCCGACGGGAGCAGCTTCAAGGCCGGTTCCCAAGTCAGCCTCTACGGACTCGGCTAACGCGAAAGGAACAGCCCTCAATGGACGCTGTCGAGCTGAACTGCACCACCGGTGAAGGCTGCCGCCAGCCCCTCACCGACGTCGAAACGGCCCAGCGCGAAACCGATATCGCCACGTCTGCCGCGGAAGTCCAGCAGAGGGCCGCCGAGACCGCCGCGCATCAGGCCACGCTGAGCAAGGTCGCCGCCGCCAGCGGTGTCACGGTTGCGCAGCTACGTGCCGCACTCGGAGTGCCGCCGCATGAGTGACGAGAACGGCGTCACGATCACGCTCAACGAGATGTACGGCGAAGTCCGCCAAACCCACGACGAGGTCAAGGAAATGCGCGCCGAGCTGCGCGCCATCACCGACCACGAGACACGAATCCGCGCGCTCGAAAGGAAAATCTGGCTCGCCTGCGGATGCGCGGCGGGACTGAGCGCCGGGCTCGCCGAAGCCATCAGGCTGATCGCAGGAGGATGAATGCGCGGCATCGACGTCGCCAGCCATCAGGGCTATCCGAACTGGGGCGCGGTGAAGAACTCCGACGTCCACTACGCCTACATCAAGGCCAGCGAGGGCGTGAACTACGTCAGCACCCACGTCGACCGTCAGTGGGTCGAAGCGACCGGGGCGGGCATCGTGCGGGGCCTGTACCACTTCGCCCGCCCAGACCTCAACGGCCCCGAACCCGAGGCCGAGCTGTTCGCGCGGGTGGTCAACGCCAAGGGCGCGAAAGGCCCGGGATTCCTGCCGCCCTGCCTAGACATCGAGGTCGGCGGCGGTCACCTCGGGTGGTGGGTGCAGCGGTTCATCACCCGGCTGCGCCAGATGATCGACGACCACAGGGTGATGGTGTACGCGGGCGGCTCGTTCTACCGCAACCAGGTTGGCGACGGCGCCCTGCCGCCGAACACGCTCGCGTGGATCGCGCACTACAACGGCACGCCCGGCCGCTCGTCCTACCTCACCCCGCGGACCGTGATGCACCAGTACTCGGACTCGGGGCGTGTAAACGGCATCGCGGGCAACGTCGACCTGAACTGGGCAACCCGCCCACTCAACGAGATCACCGGCGGAGGAGTGGTTCCACCGCCACCGGCACAAGGAGATGCTGACTTGACTCCCGAACAGGACGCGATGCTGCGGCAGGTGCTCCACGAGCTGTTGGGCCCGCGCGGCCCGCAGGGCCAGATCCAGGGCTGGGGCACCGAAAACGGTCCGCGGACCGTGGTGGCCATGCTCGTCGACATCGTCAACACCCTCGACGACGTCCGCGGGGCCCGCGCCGAGGCCGCCTCGGCCAACGCCCGTGCGGCCAACCTGCAGGCCCGCGTCGCCGAGGTCATCCAGAAGATCGAATCCGGGCAGCACGCCGACGGCGCCGCGGTGAAGGCCGCGCTGGTGGAGGCGCTGAAGGAGAACCTGGTGCGCGTCGACGTCACCGTGAACGCTCAGCAGGCCGGTAATGCGGCGGGAAACCCTCAGTGATCCGTGACGTCGGTGCGCTGAAGAACGCGTTGCTGGCGGCGGTCGACAGGTGTGACGAGCAGTCCGGCACCGGGATCAGCGCCCCCCGACGTACCGGGACCTCAAGACGCTCCCGGGTGTGATGCGCCGCCGCAGCGGCATGGGCGCGTGGAAGTACGACCCCGCTGGCCAGCGGTTCTACTCCATCGACGATGCCTCCGTGATGGCCGAGAAGGCCGCCTGGGTGGTCTCCCCGCGGGCCGGCGGCGTCGCCGCCTGGGAACTCAGCGGCGACACCCCGGACGCGGAACTGCTCGCAGCGCTCCGAAGCGGCCTGTCCGCGTAACCAGACCGCCCGCCCCCGGACCAGGGCTCCCGGGGGCGGGCCCGCACCTCGTGATTGGAAAACACCCATGCTGTCTCCCGAACTGCTGCGCTCGCTCGCCGAGCGCGCCCTCAACGCCGCGCTCGTGGTGTTCGTCGGTGCGCTGTCCGGCGACGCGGTGAACCTCCTCCACCTCGACTGGCCACAGATCGGCATGGCGGTGCTCGGTGCCGCCGTGCTCGAAGCCGCCCGTGGTCTCCTCGCGGCGACCGGGCTGGTGGGCGACAAGGGCTCGCCCTCGATGGTCTGCGACGGGTAAGCGAACAGGACGAGCAAAGAAAACCGCCCCGCTCTCCACATTGGAGGGCGGGGCCGTTGTCATGCTGGTCAGCCTTCGATTTCCCCTTCGGTCACGACGACCGGCTCAGTCAGTGCTGTTCTTGGTACCCGAGCCGACCGCACACAGCCGGGATGATCGACGCGAACGTTGGCCCCGCGCACCCTTCACCGTGTGCGGTCGTTCATGATTTCGCGCCACTTCTCAAGTCGCATTTCCCGCCACCGCGTCGCAGATTCCCGCCAACCACGCCAATGCCCCAGGTGGACCCACCGAGTGATGTTCCCGATTGCGCTGCTGCCGCGGCCCAGTTCAGGTGTCTCGATCTCACTGATTGCAACTGTTTCGCGTTCGCTGATCTCGATGGCGGCCCGGACCGCGACACGGATTTCGGTACGGGTTGGCCAGCGGCCAAGGTAGTCCCGGACTTCTCTCCCAAAGCTCATCTCGGGCCATGAGATGTCCTCGTAGTCGTGGGCGTAGTCGCCACACTCGTCGCCGAACTCTGCCCCGACCTCGTCGAGACTTGCATCATAGGCCGCAATCTGTTGTCGACGCTGGTCGCGCTTTTGAGCGCCTTCCCGAACCTTCGGAAGATCCTCTTTTGAGACCTGCTCCGCCGGAGTGTGGGTTTCGAGAATAGCGGTATACCCACAAAGCTTGCATCGAATCGGCTGCACTGCAGGTCTATCGGCATTGACCGATGTCCAAATCCATTCCCCGAAAGTGTGCTCCGATTCCGTCGATGGGTGAATTCCCTGACGAGCTCGGCTCGGTGTGGCCCCGGGCCTGGGCCCGGGGCCACCACATGCGCCCGGCGGTCTGGGGTGCGATGAACTCGCCAGACGTCGCTCAGCTGCGGAGACCAAGTCGGTCGAGGGCGAGTTCGTTCGCGGTGGCGCGTCCGTTGAGCACGGAGTGTGCGATGCCGTTGTAGACCAGGTCCCACAGTGCGCGTTTGCGTTGGACCTGCCGCAGGCTCACCCCGGCGAAACCGCCGTGGATGTCGCGTAGCTCCAGGGTCATCGACTGGCCGGCCGCGCTGTGTTCCAGCTTGACCGAGGACAGCTCGTACAGGCGGACGTAGCTCTTCCGGCTTGTGGCGAACCATTCGGCCCCGGCAGAGATTCCTTCGCTGCGGCCGAGGAAGTAGAACAGGATCGGGGGCCAGATGACGAACAGCCACAGCCACCAGGTGGCCATCCAACCGAAGCCCCCGTCGACGATGCAGCCGAAGATGATGACCAGTACGGACAGGAACATGCCGGCCTTGACCATCTCGGTCGGGGAGTCCTGGTACCACTCCAGCACGGGGCCCTCGCCTTCCGGCGCGGGTGGGAACTGTGCCCGGTCTGGGTCGGTTTTGCCCTCGGACTTCCAGGTGGTGTTCACGGGCGCGCGCGGTGGCCGGGGCTCTCCGGTGAGCTTGTCGGGTTTCGGGGCTACCTGGGGCACGCCCGTGTCCTCCTTCGTGCTCAGGGTGGTCTAGCCGAACCTCTGTGTAGGGCAGGGGGCTTGGCGGTGTACGTGGCTGTGGCTGCTCTATCCGGGTGAGGCCGTGATCGATTGAGTACAAACCCGGACCCCCGGGTGGATCACGTTCACTATGGTGCTCCGTTAGTGCCACGATGGGAGGACTTGATCGGCAATGCATCAGGGGGACGACCAGGCCGCGCCTGCGGTGATCGGCGCTGACTACGTCGCGGAGGCCAATGGCGAGGAGGTCGAACCGGTCTTTGTGCCGCTTGCCGAGCGTCTCCTCAGTCGGGATAGGGACGTCACCGTTGAGCTGCGGCGGCTGGAGGACGGCCGCCTTGCTGTGCTGGCGTACTCGTCGCTAGACTCACTGGTCGCCAGCTGTGGGGATCTTCAGCCGTGGGCGTCACTGCCCGCCGACAAG